CTCCTCGGTCGGGTCACCAAATATGAAATGGTGCTCCATTGAAATGCATAAAAGAGAAGTCTTCTCCAATAGCAGTGAACTCCTTAAAATGAGCAGTATCACCTGTTATGGGAATCAAGACATCAATAGATGCATCGTAGTTGCGTGTTGTTGCGTACCTATATGATGGATCGTAAGACGTTGCAAAACTTACCAAAAACAAATCCATTGAGTAAAAGGGTAACTCAGCCTCTAATCCACTATTCGTGTGGGGAGCAAACAACAAAGATCCTCTTTGTTTGCACAAGGCTCCTTCAGTATTTGATACTAAAGAGGGGGTTATTACCGATGTGTTACTCAATGAAATAGACGCATAAGCACCTCGAGAAACTTCTACTTCTCCCACAAAGTTACAACGCTTACGAATAGAACCCCTCGCTCCCACAAATGCATAAGGGATACCCTCAATAACTGTAGGTGTGCGTGCTAAAGCGGACCCATTATAAGCAGGAGCATGAGCAGGCTGAATTTGTTCTGTTGCAGTATATCCCTTATCTCCTGGTGTTGCAATTTCAGACATCATCTCAGATGTACGCGTATATCGTTTGAGAACACTCCTAAATGATAGAGGAATTTCTCCAAACTGATATGTACAGGTATATTGAGGTCCTGAACTAGAGGGATTAATAACAACCTTACTTTCACCATCATCCTGAAACTCCATTTCAGCTACAATAGGTCCTCTAGCTGTAGGCATAGATGCTTCACTTACGTAATTAAACTGAATGTTGTCAGATTTAACATAAACATTAACATAAACGTCACCTGTATACTGAGTTTGCAAGGGAACAAATGGACACACATAAAGAATGCCATTTGTTGCCACTGTACCATAAGTCGCAGCGAAATCAACACCATGAAAATTAGGTATTCCTGAAGGAGGCACAACATTGCACCAAGGTCTTTCTCTCATATACTGCACTGTCACTTCTATTTCATTAGAAACATCTAAATCTAAGATGGCAACATACTGCTTATTGAGACTAAAGCTAGGTGAAATTATACCATTCTGAAGTTCATTGGGTTCCCATATAAAAATGAGTTTCCCCCTATGAAACTTAGAACACACAACTTCAAATCTAAACGTAATATCTCCTCTCCAATACTGATGGTGGTAAGCTACAAAAGACATTGGTGTGGGTTGTGAGGCATACTCTCCCACTTTAAGCTCTTGATAGTTCTCCAATTGAGGGGTGACCCTATAAAGAGTCATCCGTGCCATAGCTGGATCTGATTCCTTCCATTCAAAGGTGTCTAAATAAGATTCTCTCCTACATATCTCAGAATAAACCATATCATCAGTATCAATTCCACAAACCCGAGGATCTATAGTCAACTCCTGATGAGGGTCTAAGGTCACTTTGCCACACGTTTCACTTCCAATAGTATTAGATGAATTGGCAAAAGGTCTGTTCTTCACATAAATAGGTTGTCCTTCTTGTATAGGACGGGACCAACCCAGATAGGAAAAGATATCTCGCATACCGCTAGCTACCATTTTTGCAGGTCGTGCCATAGGAGCTAATGATGGGACATAGCTTAACCAATCACTTAGCGTTACAAGCTGTGTCGCACCACTTTCCATAGGTCCTACTTTTCTCTCATCTGCGCCATCATCCTCAAATGCCATCTCCGTAACTACCTCTACCATAGTAGCAGTAGGTCCAGAAAGATGAACCTCTTCTGCCCAACCATAGACTTGCAAACCCAAATCTGAAGGTGTTGCACTCACTGATTGTGGATCATTAATACTCCATATATATAACGAACCCATATGTGGCATATTAGGATAGGGGTCACCAGATCCTAAAGCAGTTGTTGTTCCACTGTCCAACTTTAGCATTGGTCTAAGCCATATAAAAGGACACGCTATATCAACAGGCTGATTAGAATTGACATCAAGTACAGCAGTATTACGTGCTTGACTTAAATAAGTAATCAACATAGATCGTGCTGTAGGATAACTGGCAATTTGAGTAGCATGTGCTGTCAAATTTGCATTAGCTGAAGCCAGAGGTTGATAAGATATCAACAACTTTCCGTAATGAAAAGGAGTCCCAGATACAACTATCCTCAAGTGCAAATTACATCTCAGGTACATGAAATTTCTCAACTTAGCTCTTACCGAGGGCTGATCACTCCACAACGTCCAGGGATCAATAGTAATCTCAGTAGCTGTATCCAATGCAATAGTTTGAGTTTCAATAAGTACAGGCCTCTCCAAAAACTCAGCAATACCAATAGTACGGAATCCCGTGTCAACAGGAATATCATCCACTGGGTACTCTATTGTATGAGCTGGACTTAAAATATCCTCTAGATTTTCATCAACTTCTACACTTGGAGTTTTACTCTCAAACTCCATCTGAGACTCAATAACAAGATCAACACACGGTTTATCTTCAACAATATTCTCATGAAGAATAAGTCTGTTATAGAGTTCATAAAATGTTGGAAAATCAACTTGACTAGGTCCAAACCTGGCTCTCATATAATCCTTAACAAAATTAACACACACATCATACATGTCTTCTGTTTCACAATGGAAAAATATTTCATAACAAAATGAGGTGCACGTCGAATATGCCTGATTGTATGGGGACTCATGCCTTGATGGGATTTCCCACTCTAACATACGATATATAGAATCCAAACTAAGTGGTGCCACATATTGACCATGTCTAACGACAAAATTTCTCTTGAGGAAAGACATTGTTTCAATGGTTACAAAATCATCCATCAGAGTGTCTTTCGACGCTCCAGTAAACTTCAAGCCATAATGTAGATCACACAACATTTGATAAGTATTGTTATTAAACAAAGGTGCTACATCAGGCTTGACTGCTGCTAACATGTCATCACCATATATCATGGGCAAAACATTATCAAAGAAATCTTTATCTTTTAAGTCGTCTTCAGAATACCATGCATACATCATCATAATCAGACCGCGCAAAGAATTATCTTCAGCGGTACCATATTTGCCTGAAGGCTGGAGTCCTGGTTTACAAAACACATCACTCAACATGTTAACCAAAGGAAACATCATATCAGATAGAAGTCCCCTCACAATTAGCAACGCGAAGTCGTTATAACCTAACTCCTTCAATACATTATGAATGACAGTTGCAGAGGCCCTACCTATAAACAAAGGCATAGCTGTATCATAACCACTATAATCTCCTTCCATTATGTAAGGAGAAAAGTCACTCAACTTTGATACAATCTTAGGGGCATCAGTCATCATATTAGCTCCAACTGCAGAACAAAACACATCACCCAGTTCTACCATAGTGGTATAAAACTTAGAGAGATACATCCGCATCAAAACAAGTGCCACGGTTGGTGTAACAAAAAAGACTCGTGTTTTCCCACTCAAAGCACGAGAGCTCTCACGAGCTTCATCCTTCAAAGAAGCATTGAAAACTACATTTGCACATTCACGTGACTGATAAGCTTCAAACATCTCTACCATCATCTTCTTGATCTCTTCCAATGGCAAATTAGTTTCCTCATCAAAGAATGTACTTTTTGACCCTGTGAATGGAAAACCCATAGAAGTTCCCATATTCATCGATCTAAAAAACATATCGTGTGAATTACCGTTTATAGCTTCCTCTATAGGAATGGGAGAAAAATTATCTCTTCCATTCTCTTTCAATCCACTAACAATTCTTGCAGTAAGTTTATCGATAACCAAGGCCATAATATTCTCATCACACATTTTTTGAGGTTTATTCATTTTGCCTGCATTCAAATTAAAAGGATTCAAGTAAACTCCATCCTTCCACATTGCATTCATAGCTGGTTTTAAATATACAGTCTTTCTTTGGTGTTTAAGAACTGTCTCAAAAAATTTGTCCAGTCCAACAATTCCTGTTCTTCTTAACTTTGAAGAATTGTTTGCCTTAACGATGCCTGGCAACTTCCCCAGATATGATAAATGTGGAAAATACTCATGCCTAAACATACTTTTCCTAACAGGAGGTTCTAACACAATATCAAATTCCCCTTGAGAGAAAACTTCCACAAAGGGACTTGCTTGGTTAAGTTCACGGATTGCATTCTCAATTCTCGACAAATCAAGATATTCTGCATAAGAGACCAATTCACCTTTGACCCCTGCGGAATGGATTCCCACAATGGCTGCAGTCGTATCAGTGACCTGGGCCACTAATGGATAACCACACATTCCTATTTCATGTCTACACGAATATGTATATGGATGATCTAAGATAGCAGATTGTGTTTTTCCAGCAATGGTCGTAATTGTTCCAACATGTTCTCGCAAAACAACAGATGTGTCTTTAATATAACCATTTGCTACACTCAAACGCCGGCCTAAAAGATGCTTTGTAGCATTTTTAAACTGTATCACTTTGGTATCGAAAACCACAAGATCTGATGAAACCAAAATGACATTTTCCCGTTTGAGAGTGATAACTGCCACAGGGGTGTTCTCTCTCTCAGCTTTGTCATTGAATACATGCAGCTCCACTTCATCCTGGTCATAAAAGATATGGTTATTAGCCACAGCAAAGGTACTTTCAAGTCCAAATATATACATTCCAGATCGTTGTCGCTCATTATACACGACAGAGACCCATCTCATATTATATGAGGCCCATCCAGAAAGTTGACTAGCTTGTCCTGTAAACACAGGTGTCTTGCCAACATTTTTTGCTATGTTCCAACAGGGATTAACCGTACCACGTACTCTAATCAACGCATTAGAAGTTTCGGACTTTTCTTCCATCTCATTCAGCACATCATTGTACTCAGAATCATCAGGAAAACTAGTTAATTCAGCTTCAGACCTGATCTCTTTCGCTACAGATTGAGCATAACGATATATCTTCGCAATCTGTCGTACAGAAACAGCCAAAGCCGACACTGCAAGAAACAGATCAAATGCATCTTTAGAAACAGAGAAAGGTTTAAAATCTTTTCTACCAAACAACGTGCCTAAACACATCATTGACTCATCTAGCCTACGTTGTATTCCTTTGACAAAAGATTTTGAGACATTTGGTTTATGATTAGGCACTGAATAAATGACGTATCCATATATTCCTATCAACACAATTACAATCATATTGATAACAAATTGTGGTAACCAATATCCAGCTATAACACAACTCAACATAACCCAAAAACACTTCTTATTATCCATAGTCTTAACAGACAAATATGAATATAAAGATGTCAATGTAAACAAGGTAATCATTGTTCGTTGTATCCACAACCAATACAAATTAAATGATGGTACAACAAAATCTTCTCCAAACATAAACTCGGAGTGTACATCAGGCATCGCCCATACGAGCTCTTCTTTTTCATCACCGTCAGAGTCCGAAGTATTATCCTCATAATCAGATTTTTCATCTTCACCAAACTGGTTCCTATTTCGATTCATTCTTTGCAACATTTGGTTTCTCGCATTATCTTCCGTAATAAAATCGTACATATTTGCGGAATGAACAGTTGCATCTCGCGTTATTTTCCTCCTCATAAAGGATTCCAGGAAATCTACAAAAGGCAACAAACGTCCAGCAAACAAGTTTCGTTGCACATACCTGTGCCCACCTTCCGGAACACGTTCATAAACAGTAAACATATATCTATCCATAAGCATTCCTCCTGCTCGCAATGATTTCTCAACATCCAGCGTTACACTTCCACGATTACGGAATTCTTCCAAAACTTCAACATGCACATAAACAAATCGTCTATAAAGTGCTGTTGGATCGTGCATCAGTACATTCGCATTCATATCTGCATTATTTGTATCAATAACAATAATTTCTGGATCTGCAAAAACTTTGCCTTTCTTATCGAAAGCCATCTTCACTGGATATGCAGAAGCATCATTCAGCAACTGAACTTCTCCAATTCCTGAAATTCCACGAGTCTGCGCTGCTCCTCTACTTTCATTGCCTAACTCTGGTATATGTATGTAAGGATGGGATTCTGGATCATAGTTCTCCCAGAACTCATCATCAACATTCCTCGTATAGACAAAGTCCTCACTGTGCTCTCTGTTCTTTATTTTAGACATAAGTCTAAAAAAAATATGCAACAGTTTGGATTTGCCCAAGCCAGGATCTCCTACTAACACAAAGGTTAAAGGGGGCTGCCGTGTTTTACTCGCTATCTGCGATTGCACTTGCAGAAAAGCTTCAGTTACAGTAAGACGAGCCTGTTCCAACATGACAAATCTACCATCCAATGGAGACATCTTCTTTGTCATAACTTCTAAGGTCTGTTTCAACTTAGAAGCTTTATTTCTAAACTCACGTGCACACATTTTTCCCTCCACCGGTAAACCTGTGTACAAAAACTCTCGATATACCATCAGAGAACGTGTCTCATTGATAGCAGCTGACACTGGGTCAGCTGCCATCATAATCTCAGTAAAGGGGACCCCCTCATACAATTGTTCACCAATAGTTACAAATTGTGAGAGTGCGGACAACAAATTTTCAACTACATCTATCAAGGACATTTTTACATATCCCTTGGGTACTCCAATGGCCTTTGAGAATTGCTTGGATATATCTTTTCCAAACCAACTCACGCTAGCCAACGTAAAAAATAAC